TTCAGGGTGTACAGGGGCAATTGACAATTGCCCGGCGTACCGTATGAGCGACTTATTAACATCATAGCTTTTTATGAGTATGCTCTCATTGGCATGGTTCACGGTTCAGTTGAAAGACTGGATATGTGAACCACAACCAAACCTTTGTACCCCTACTCTGGTCTTAGACCAAGGTAGAGTACAGTAGGTCTTGTCTCGTCACCAAGCGCCCTCCCTCCTTTAGTGAAAGCTGCCATAAGGTAGTTTCCTCACTTCTGGTTAAGGTGAGTGGTTCGGGTGATTGGTAAGGGGTCAGCCGTAAGGCTGCCCGACCTAATCTACTCTTCGTATTATAATAATAATTAATAAAACTGCTATGTTATTCAAATTGAATAAAATATTGCAGCGAAGAGCGTCCCGAATCTGGCGGAGGATGTTAGAACATCCTCGACGATTGGTTGGCCTCTTTAACCGAGGTCAACTCGTCGTCTTTGGTCGCTTGACGAAAGGTCACTGTCTTGGTATACTCTTTATGAGTAGGTTTATATGGAAGCTTGCCAGGAAGTCTGGAGCTCTCTTCACCGCCAAATACCTGAAACAGGCTCACAGCCTTGTTTTATGGTATGTTGGTTCGCGTGGAGTGGGCTCTCAGCCTAAACTCGCATTCCATATGAAACTAACCCAGGGCGGACTCCCTTGCATAATACCACCTCAATTTAGAAAGATGATAAGAGGTGGTGATATGAAGATCATTCGTCTTGTACTAACTGTCCTATCTTTTTATAAAATCATGAAAATTGGGACAAAAGGGTGGAATAGGGTTAACCATACCTCTATTCATCATCCTAAGTACAAAGACAATGACGCCACACAGGAGTGGTGTAAAACCTTACTCCAAAGTGCTGGCTCAATGTTGAGTGCCTACGTTCCTGATTATAAGAAAATACCAGTTGAATTTGGTTTTTCTTGGGAACCGGTTTTCACCTCCGGTCCGAATACCTACAAATCTCCTGGAGAATGTATGGTACATCCGGACTGGCAGGTCCTCTGGGACAAGATCTGTGCTCGGCGGTATGGTAGGCGGAGTAAAAAGAAAAGATATTCTTTGACACTCCTGCATACCTTACCTGTTGATGCCACAGCTCTTATGACCCTTTGGAAACCTGAACTCTTAACAGATGTAGCAGCCTTGTTGTATCATCCAAGGACATTTTATCCTGAAGATGGTTACTCCAAAACTGTTACTCCTGTTAAAGAGGGTGTTAACGGGTTTAACTGGCTCATGGAGTCCCTCATAGCTGTCGCGGAGAAGCTATGGTGGCCTTCTATGAAAACCAGACCCGAATCAGGTCGTTTTGGGTTATCCCTTGAGGGAGCCGGAAAAGTGAGGGTATTTGCCATCCCAAATCCGATCTTACAGAGGTTGATGAAACCTCTGCATGATTGGGAGATGTCTATTTTAAGGCGTCTTGAAACAGATGGCACATACAATCAACTTTCTCCGCTGTGGCGGCTTCAGGGTAAAAAGGAATTATATTCCTTTGACCTTAAATCTGCCACTGACATGTTTCCAGCGTCATTGTCTGGATCCATGCTCTCTGGCCTTTTCGGTGATGATCTGGGACTGATTTGGTACCTTATTATGAACCAAACAGCCTTCAGATCTCCTGAAAGGGTAGGGAGCTCCTTGAAAGCCAGGGTTTACCGGTTTACAAGGGGTCAGCCTCTAGGGTTCTACTCTTCCTGGCCATCATTCACACTAACACATCATATGGTTGTGTGGCTGGCGGCCTGGAGGGTTTACCCAGGTCAAAAGTTCAAGAACTATGCCCTTCTTGGTGATGACATTGTCATCGCCGATAAGGGTGTAGCTCAGGCCTATAGGTCCATTATGGAGGAGATGGGGGGAGTTATTAATATTGATAAATCCCTCATTTCCCATAATGGGTGCTGTGAGTTCGCTAAAAGGTTCATAGTCAACTTTCACAAAAGAGACTGGTCTGATTGCAGTCCGGTCTCTAGTGCTTGTTTGATTATGTCCTATAGCTCACTTGCAGCTTCTACCTTCTCAACTTTAGGTTGTGGTTTTCACCCTTCCTTTCGGTTGAGAGGTGCTGGCTACCGTGTTCTCGCCCGGTTGGATCGGTCAAAACCTAATCAGGTTTTTGGCCGTCTCTCTAAACGTTGGCGTCGACACTGGTTGTCGACTTATAGTCCTTCTGGTCTAAGACCACTACCTCTCAAGCTATGGTTTGCTTTCCCTGAAAAGGGTTGCTTATCATGCTATGAGTATGGTTTTGTGAGGGCTTACATCCTACGGCAGATGAGAATCAAACCGCTGGATGAAGATTCAGTGAATTTGGTTCGAATGTTTTGGGATGGACACGAGTCCACATTTGAGCATTTCTTATGCTCCTTTGTGGCAGCTCACGTCCGATCATTAGAGTGGTATTATGAGACCTTATTGGATTTTGACAAACCCATAGAGGATCTCTTCAAAGGTCCTGTTAGCCCGTGTAACTTAGAACGTACCTCCGAAGAGCAATCATTCGAGAGGTACGGGATAATTTACAAGGCTTGGGACATGATTAGGTCTATGCGCATTCCGATGCCATTGGTTCCCCTTGAGAAAGGTGCGAACCCTCTATGGATTGAAAAGCCTTTCGTCTTTCAGGTGATTCCACCATCTGACGACGGCGATCAAACATAAGAATTTAGGCGTATCTGAGCGCAAAACTCTGTGTTAAATAGGACCGTAATGGTCCGGGGTTACACAGAGTAGAA